CTACCCAAGGGGACCACAGGAGCAGACTTACAGCAGGATTACTGGAGAGGACTGTACAACAAAAGTCAAAGTAAGAAAGTCACAGAAAAACAACAGCAGGCTCTTGACTTCTTTGAGGACGCCAAGACTATTCAGATGACTGATAGAGGTAACGGAATCTATACGTTCCAAGACACCACTAAGTCAGCGGCTCAAGACTTGGGTGGCATGAACGCATGGGGAGCCATTAGAGTTTCCGGGGGTGACATATATAAGGACCCGGTGTGGAATATGGGGACAGACGGTCATGATATGTTCGGGATTACCCCGCCGGGAGGCAACGAACTCATCAACATTGTGCCTATCCACTCATTTAACGTAGGAACAAAAAAGTCTTATCCTAAATCGGGAAGTGTCGAGGTAAACCTCAGACGCATAGAGGAGCTTACAGGAATGCCTAGGAAAAAAGGAGAATCAGCTACTGCGTACCAGAAGAGGGTACTCAGGGACTACAAGGGTACTGCAGAGCTACAGGATTACCTAGAAGTAGGTAAGAACGTAGTAGGCGCAGGAATGTTAACATCAACCGTAGCAGGAGTAAACACCGATGAAGAGAGATAAAGACGATCACACAGTAGAGTACACGCCAATCGACTACCACTGTCTAGGACACTCTCAGAAGGAGCGAGTGAAGTCTATGCAGTCTAAGGGAATCTCTACTCCCTATGATGCCGCTAGTACACCACAGGAAGTAGAGGGTCATGTAGCTGAGAAACGCTACGGCACTATCTTTTTCTTATAACTCGCAGTTATTACCTGTACAGGCGAGCTGTTGGCTACCCTCAGTCATGTCAGAGGCTTCACTAATGTCCCAGTCAATCTGGGTCGGGAAGCCCTTCTGGAGTGCCTTGAGGGTGGCCTTGTCCACAGGTTCATATGGTGCCTGCTGGTACGTGTGGTCTGAGTAAGGCAGGAAAGAGATACCACTGACCTTATCGAACTTATTGTACAGCCACTGCCCCACCTCTAGAAACTCATTATCACGGTAGTAGCAAGTCATAGACGGCTTGTGCTCACACCAGTAGTCCTGATAGATCTCCCACAGATCCAACTGCTCCATAGCACCCATGTCAGAGGCTGTCACAGCGCCCTCAGGAGCCGCTATAGGGAAGGAGAATACCTTGGTACTGGGGTTCATGAGATCGTCCTCTGAGGGGACTCCTGCGGCCTCTAGGACGCTACAAAGTGGGTCACGGCCGTCAGCACGGACTCGCCTAATATATTGACTGCTGTAGCGAGGGTGAATCCCACTAGCAGAATCGACCAACTGACTAACAGTACCGCTAGGCTTGACCGCAGTAATAGCGACAGAAGGGTTAATCCCCAGTTTCTTAGCCCACTTCTCGTTGGTAACGATAGCTTCATTACGCATCTCCGTAAGCCACTTCTTTAGTTTACCTTTGTCCCCGCGTCCTGAGAGCAACGGGTGATCCATGATACCAGTCAAGGATACCCCTAGGAGCGCCTCTTCTTCCGTGTTAGTCTTCCAGATAGCCCTGAGATACCTAAAGTCCGTCAGGGTAGCCTGTAGTGTACCTAAGATCGTAGCAACCCGCACCTTCTGCTTGAGCGTAGCTAGGGTGTCCTGAGGTCTTACTACGACTTCTGACAGATTGCAAAATTGATACGGTTTAAGAATTATTTCACTGCACGGGTTAGTTCCAAAGTCGCACTCACTATCCCTCCGTCCGTTCTTAGCCGCCTGCTTCTGACTAGCGACACGAGAAAACACGCCACGTTCACCAGAGCGTGACTCGTACAAGCTAGTCCACTCGTTCAAGAAAGCTTCAAAGTCAGGCTTCTCTGTGTAGCAGGCAGAGTTGTTCGCTAGACCACGCTGAGGCTCATCTACCCACCACTGGCCGTGCTTAGCTCTACGGAGTCTGTCATCCGTGAGGTTAGATAGTGAAATCAGGGCGCTTCTGCGCACCCCCCCAACAACAATACACGATGCTATCTTACAGCAAAGATCGTGGCATTCAATGGAGCTAAGCTTTCTTCCAGCCGCTCCTTGAAAGAGTTCGGTGGTAAACTTGAAGAGATCGACGAGAGGCTCTGGACCACTTGCACGGCCTCCGAAAGTCTGGAGTGGGGAACCTGCGCTTCGAACACGGCTAACGTCCCATCCGGGAAGCTGACCTGAATAGAGCAGTGATACCAGTTCCCTAAACGATTTCGCCCATCCGATCTTCGAATCTGCAACATGGATAACTGTGTCTGTGACATGAAACTCCTCCGCGACTTCTGGTAGCTTAGTGATGTACTGGCGCTCTACAGAGTAGCCCACCCCTGTTCCGCATAGCAAGACGTACATCAGTTCGTCAAAGGCCTTCTGGTGGTCTATAGGTAGGTAGGAGCAATTGAACCCTGCTACGTTGTCACGCTCTAGAGCCTCTCCAGCAGTCATGAGTGCTCTCATGCTGGGCATCACCTCTAGGTTAGTGATAGCCTCAGTGACTCCTGTTACGTCCTCACCCTTGAGGCTCCCACGGTCCACCCAAAACTGCACGTAGCGGCCTACGGTTTCCTCCCAAGTCTCTCGCCGTTGTTCCTCTGGTAAGTACCGTGCGTATCTTGATTTGTGTATGTACTGTTGGTATGCGTCCATCTATTCTGTCACTCCTAGTGTCTCGTTTATAATAGCCTGTGCCGCCATGTTCAACAGCATGTACACTCCATCTGGGTACTGTTCGTTAGAAGCTACTTCGAACATCTCGCCGTCTTCGTACATGATTACAGCACACTTCACTTTCCTACCTTCTTCCTCGTTGGACAACGCTTTGCCCACGAAAACCGAAAGAAACTCTGAGGTAGGTATCTCCTTTCGGTCTTCCTCTTTGTTACCAAAGTTACCGTCTATGACTTTCATAGGGCCACCTCCTTGATGAGCCACTCCAGATAGACACGGGCCTTACGCAGATCCTCTACCCCGTTCTTGTACTCGTAGCGCCAAAGATATTTCAGACAGTTGCCCTTGAGATACCCCTTGTACTCCTGCGGGTGCATAGATGCCTTGATTGCTTCAATGGCTTCGATGGCGCCCCTGTTGTAGTGATCTGGTTGGCCCACGGGGTCGTGTTGCTGATTCTCAGGGTGAGTTAATTTACCGTACGCTGTCTTGCTAGCCTTGTTCCACTCGCTTGGTTTAGCGTCGTCTATAGATTTGTAAGAGCCCACTTCTGTATCTCCGTTAGTATAGGTAGTCCATTCGTTACGCACTCTCAGCCTCCCATCCGTCACACTCAAAGGTGGCTACTGCCATGTAGCCCCACTCTGGTACGTCGTCGTCCACCAGTACCGCATCGGGGAACCCGGCCTCCTTAGCGGCCCTCATGGTCTCGTAGTACAAAGTCACATCAAGCGTCATAGACTTCTTCCTCCAGTTCCTCTTGAAAGCTATCTAGCTTCCGAATCAGTCTGTCCTCAAAGCGCTCTAGTATTTCTTCTGAAGAGATCTGAAGTGCTTCTATCAGATCGTCTGGGTCGTAGTATTGCAAGATACGCTCCTTAATTTCGTCTAGTGTCAGAGACATAATCTACTAACTCCTTTAGTGTATCTATATTGTACCACAGAATCCCGTTGTTGTCACACCATTCAGCCATAGTTCTCTTGGTACTTTTACTGACCTTCTGGTTGGGCTTCATTAGTACAAATATGAGTTCCTGTGCTTCTGGGAGGCAGTTAGAGATCGAACGATACTTCTGCGTGTCTCCTGCTCGAAAGTATCCTTTGCACTCAATGAGGTAGGTCCGTCCGTTGCGCTCGTAGACAAAATCCGGTGTATACTTTCGTTCGATCCGATAGTCCACTTGGAACGGTTCGTAGCTAAAGCCAAATGGTTGTAACTTCTGTGCGACATCGTACTCAAACCCCGACCTAAATTCGTTAGGAAACTTCCGCGACTTTCGGCTCATTGACCACCTCTGTTAAATATCTGGGACCACTTGAGTAAAGGAATGTTCTTACTCCGGGCCAACATGTATGCTTGAACGGACAGTAAGAACAACCGACTGCGAGCTTCATGTTTCCACTTTTGCCATCTGGTACTACCTCGTGGCAGTGCTCTGGTGCTTCCGGTTGCTCCACTAGCTTTTTTACGCGGTCAATGTGCTCCCCTATATCGTAAGAGATCTTGTCGTACACAGGAGCCTGAGTGTCCTCAGAGTCGTACATCAGGTACGTCAGGTGACCGTTCTGCTTGTCCATAGCTAGCCAGCCGAATTTGGTTTCCCCCTCCGAATGTGCATACCCTTTGATTTGAGCAACGTATCCAAACGGATCATCATAAGCAAGACTTCCGTCTTTGAATTTCTTAAACCCAAAGCTCGACACAGACTTAACATCAGTGACAACACCATCAATTTTACAGTCCATAGAGCCTGTAATACCGTTGACTTCACAGAGCTTTTGTTCATCAGTAACCTCGTGTCCAGAGAGCCTAGTGAGAAACAAGAGAAGTTCCTCGATCAGATGGCCGTACATAAACTTGACGTAAGTGTTAGGCGTTAGTTCCTCCTGTACGTCAGGGTTGTTCACTGCGTTCCAGAGGTAGCGATCATCCCTTCCGATGTTGGACATGCGTAGCTTGCGTCCATCTCGTTTCTCAGTAAAGAGGTTAGACATGAGTCGCTTACAGTTCTCCCCGAACCGTTCGATCTCCTCGTACAAGTCAACACCCTCAGGAACCTCTTTGTCAGAGACTACCTTGTAGATGTCGTCTACGAGATTGTATATGTCATAGTTCATCTTTCTTCCCGTTTAAGTAAGTGATTGCGGCCTGTAGTACTTCCGTGTTGTCGTTGAAACCTCCTAGCGCCCTGTTGCACTTGTGACACAGCCAGCCCCTAAAGGTTTCTTTCTCGTGGTCGTGGTCTAGTACCCAGCTTCCGTTCTTTGTGTTACCTGTACCCTTTACGTCCTCCTCTGATCCTTTGCAGATGGGGCAGTGGTAGCCCTCCTCTGGCATCCCGTATTTCTCCCTGAGTCGCTTGCGTACCTTCTGCATCTCGTTGTTACACTTGCGACACTCAGCCCTGAGGTAGTTACCGCCTGAGGCCATGTTGTAAGCGTCCAGTGGTAGGTACTGGTTACACTTAGAACACACCTTACCGTGGCCTGCCCCTAGATCCTCGTGTTCAAAAAAGCACAACTGGTCCATCAGTGTGTTTCCGCCCACGAGTCTCCGACTTGGTACTCTCCGTCGAGGGGGCACCGGAGTTCAAAAGATACGCCAGCCTCCTTGATTGCGCTGACAGCGAGCCTGCCGAACATCTCTGCTTGTTCTGTAGCCACCTCCGACTGTATCTCGTCATGTATGTTCCCCACCAGTTTGTAGTTGATTCCTTGGACCTTGGCTTTGGAATCTAAGATCACCAGAGCCCTTTTCATAACGATAGCCCCAGCCGCCTGTAGTAGTGTGTTTAGTGCACTATGCTCTGATCTGACGAAAAGCTTACGTCCGTCGAGACCTCTGAGCCAACCGCGCTTAGACGCTGTTCCAACTCGTGTTCGTAGAGTTTCAAGAGCAGGTGTGTTTCGTAGAAAGCGTTGCCTAAGTTCACTGCCGTCTCTTGCAGTTCCTCCGACGATACTTCCAATTTTAGCATCTCCTGCTCCGTAGAGGAAAGCATAGATGAAAGTCTTTGCCTGAGGTCTTGTTGCAAGGCCTGAAGCAATTTGATTTCTGGTGTGAATGTCTTCTTTAAGTAGGACATCAGTAAACTCCTGATCGTTCATGTAGTGAGCTAACATACGTAGCTCTAGTCCGCTAGCGTCTGCACCTACCAGCTTACGTCCCTCTGGTACAATCCAGCACTCCCTGCACTCCTTACCGTACTCTGAGTTACTAGAGGGTACTTGAGCCATGTTAGGCGTCTGGTGAGTCATACGGCCTGTTACAGCACCGTTGGTTGTTACTCTACCGTGTACCCTTCCGTCGTCCTGTACGTGCTCTAGCCACGATGATACCTGCGCGTAACGCTTCTGGTACATGAGGTAGTTAAGTACAAGCTTAGCCTCTGGTATATGCTGGTTCTCCGCGAGTGCCCTCTCATCGACCATAGGTCTGCCCGTAGGCGTGAGTTCCGACCATACCGCACCCTTAGCCTCAAGTCGCTCTGCGACCTGTTGCCTACTGCCGGGATTGAACACAGTAACCTTGTCCTTGAGGCGATTCCCCGTCTTGTCTGACCACCTCTCCTCGACGATGGGCGGGAACACTCCTTGCAGTTCAGCTTCGATCTCATACATACGCTCCTTGAACATGGCGCACAGGATGTGACACTTGCGTTGGTCCAGTAGCCACCCGTTGCGTACCTGCTCCTGTATGATCCACTGTACCTCGTGCTCTAGGTCTATGGCCTCCTGATCGAACCCGTCTAGCTCTACCGTCAGGCGCTTGTAGACAGCCTCAGTCACCTCAGTGTCCCTGATGCAGTAGTCAATCATGGCAGGAGTTAGCTGAGTCCAGTCCTCGTGGTCGCCCTTGGGGAAGCCTAGGATGTTGCCCCAGTTCCGCAGAGAGTGTCCACCAGACCGACTAGGATCCGCTAGCCTAGAGAGTACTAGAGTGTCAAGGACCATACCCCGAGTGAAAGTAAAGTTCCAAAGACGCCGCACCACAGGCACATCAAAACCAACTCCGTTGTGGAAGACGAACGTGCACCCCTCACGACTCGATACATACGATTTGAAATCTTGCTCATTACAAATTACCTCTGATACTCCGTTGTGTCGGCAGACAGCACACCAGATGGTAGTAGCGTCTAGGCCGTCAGTTTCAATGTCACAGAAGACTAAGTTCTCGATAGGAATCAAAACTCTGTCTCCGGTGGGTTAGGGTTAGCGCACTCGTGGATGCGTCCGGTAAACTTGTCGTACCGCAGGTAACAAGCAGGTCCAGTTTCACCAGAGTAGCGATTCTTTAGGATACGGACAGTCGTAGTATTCCGTACGTCCTCGTCTTCGTTCTGCTGGTCACGCTCCATGCCGATGACGATATCGGATAGCTGGGCTATACTCTGGCTACCACGTAGATCCTGTAGGCTGATCCTGCCGCCGTCCTCGTGTGCTGTACCAGAGCTGCGCCGCAGGTGAGAGACTAGGAATAACGTGATACCTGTCTCAGCGACCAGAGTCCTCAGCTTGGTCATGATCTCGTCTATAGCTTTCCGTTCGTCCCCGTTCTCTTGAGAAGAAACCACGATGGACAAGTGGTCGAGTATGATATATCGACAGTCGCAGGCCTTTGCCATGTGCCGTACTCTTGAAAGAAGCTCGTCGGCTGACGTTGATCCCCAGTGGTCGAACAGGTAATAACGTCCAGACCCCATCGTTGCTTCCCAGTGAGGTCTAAGCTCATCAATAGGCGAGTCCTCCTCCAAGTGTAGTCGCCTAGATGATGCCACCGACATAATTCCCAGAGCTGTCGTTGCAACGTCTTCCTCCAGTGCAAGTACACCGATGTTGGCGTCTGTGCGTTGAAGCAAATCGTACTCAAGTTCTCTGATAAACTGGGATTTTCCCATACCACTACCGCTGGTGATAGTGACGAGTTCAAACGGTCTGTGTCCTCTTGTGATTTCATTAAGTCCGTCCCACGGGTACGGTATGCTCTGTACCTGTCGTTTGTTTACTAGCTTGTCCCAAGTCTCGTTACCCGCGATGATGCCATCGGGCCTGTACGTCTTAGCGTCCCAGAAGGCCTGAGTAAACTCTTGAATCCGGTTAGCCATGAGCATCTCACTGGCGTCCTTCATCGGTAGCTTACAGATCTTCAGCTTGTTGGGACTGAACACGTCTTTGACTTGCTCTAGGGCTAGCTCTCCGGCCTTGTCTTGGTCGAAACACAAGACCACGCTCTCGTACCCCTCCAGCCACTCTAGGTTAGCCTTGATCTCCTTAGAGGCGCTGGATGCTCCTGCCCGTAGTGACACAACGTCGTACTTCTGTCCGAACATCTCGTAAACTGACATTGCGTCCAGCTCACCTTCTGTTACGACTAAGTACTTTCCTTTGCCCCGGCAGTGCTTCTGCCCGAACAGGCCTACGTTACTCTGGTCACCTGATGCACTAAACTGCTTAGCTTTGACGGTACGTTTCTTAGCCGCTACTAACTCGCCAGTGTCTTTGTCGTAGTACGGGTAGTAGTGTGTCTCTATTGTACCGTCCGGAGCGTAGTCTACTGTGACTTGGTATCGTCTACAGGTAGCCTCTGACAGCCTCCGGTCAGGTATAGCGGACACTACGCCTCGCATGTTTAAGTTTGTAGGTGTATCCACTTCTGACACCTCTCCTGTGTTCCCGTTTACATGGTATGTACATCCTGCCCCAAAGCAGTGCTTACCTCCGTTCTTGTACACTGCTAAAGCGTCACTTGAGCCACACTTAGGGCAAGACTCGTGGTGGATAAAGTCAGACATACTTTTCTAAATTCTCCACTAGCAGTTTAAGTTCACCCAGAGAAAGATCATTCTTAGCCACGTTAGCTCTCATGCTGATTACCATTACGTTGCCTTTCGTGTATCCTAGCTCTGGCACTATGCGGTCTAAAGACGGACTGTGTGGAGTAGGCTTACCCTTGTTAAAACTAAAGGGGGTTCCTAGCAGGGGACAAACATCAGGGATACTAACGTCACACTCCTGTAAATCAAAGTGGATACCCCTACGCTCTGCCCTAGCCTTAGCCCTGTACAGCATACGCTTAACGGGGTTCTCCCTAATCCACTCAGCCTGTCTCTCAGCCTTCCTCAGCGGATCTCTGTTCTTCTGAGCGTACTCCTTCCTACACTCGTCAGAGCAGTGTCTCTGCTGTTTACGGACCTTTGTGTACTCCTTACCGCAGTTCTTACAGGTAGATAGGGGTACTGCACTCTGTTCTGATGGTTTACTCATAGTAAAAGTTCCTCATGTTTACTATATTATACCATATTTTGAGCAAAATGTCAATACCCCTTTAGGGTTATATCAGAAGTCTGCAACCTCTGGTGAGCCTTCAGCTAACTCTAGCACCTTCACAGCCTCTAGGTACGTAGGAGTACCGTGCACAGGATGAGAAGGGCCAGTCTTGTACTTAAGGCGCACTTTAGAGTTATA